GCTTTAGGGCCACTTACTGCTGGTATAACTGCTGTTGCCGCACTAACAAAAATTTTTACAAATTTAGCTGCTCAAGACTTTGCCACTGCAAGAGTGAGAACTTTAGGAGTTGATGTAGATGCACTTACACCAAAACTTTCGACTTTATCAAATGAGCTTAGTGGTCAAGCTTCACAACTTCAATTATTAGAGTCATCTTATGATTTAGCTTCTGCTGGTTTTGCTGAAACTGCTGAGATTACAAATATTTTAAAAGCGGCTCAGTTAGGTGCCACTGGTGGTTTTTCTGATCTGCAAACTGTTACTGATGCAACTACCTCTGTATTAAATGCTTATGGATTAGAAGCGGACAAAGCTGGAAAAATAGTTGATGGATTTGCACAGACACAGGCTGATGGTAAAATTGTCGTTGACCAATATGCACAGCAGATAGGACGTATTGCACCAATAGCGGCTGGTGCTGGTGTAAGTATAGAAGAATTAAATGCTGCGATTTCTGCTGTCACTGCAACTGGTGTTCCTGTTGAATCAACCTTTGCTGGACTACGACAGGTTATTGCTTCGATACAAAAACCAACAAAACAAGCCTCTGAGGTTGCAGAAAAACTAGGCATTGATTTTAGTGCGGCTGCAATAAAGTCAAAAGGATTAAGTGGAGTATTAGAAGAAATTGTTGCAAAGGGTGGAGCAAGTGCAGATAATCTATCTCAACTATTTGGAAGTGTTGAGGCACTTACAGCAATACAACCTTTGTTAAATGATGAATTAGTTAAATTTAATCAAGCTTTAGAGAACCAAGCAAATGCACAAGGAAGAGCCGCAAAAGACGCTTTCACAGCAGCTAATACAATACAGGGACAGTTAAAAAGAATAGGGGCTGCATTTACAAATTTAACTACAGATGGTGCAGAGTTTGGAATAATAATAAGAGAAGTTCTAAAAGTAGCTGCTGTAACTGTAGAAGGGTTAGGAGTTGCTTTTAAATTTGTTGGAGATATTGTCAGAGGGGTTATAGGGGTTGTTGCAGAGATAGGAAAAGTTTTTACAAAAAACATAGGAATTGATGCTGTAGGAACATTGATTTCTTTAGAACAAGGCTGGATAAATGTTAAAGAACAGGTAACAAAATTTGGTGATGAAATTATTTTTGTTGGGAGGGTTATCGGTGGTGTTATAGGTCAAGCTTTGAAAATTTCTTTTAATAGTGTTAAAGACTTTTTAAACAACTTTAATACTGGTTTAAATATATTAAAAACACAGTTTATTCAAATCACTGATGGTATAAAACAAAGATTTGCAGATTTAGTAAGTCCTATTGTAAAAGTTTTTCAAAAAATAGTTGATGCTATACCAGAGCCTATTAAAAAATTACTTGGTGGGGTTGCTAATTTTGCAATACCACAAATTGATTTAGGTCTAGGAAAATTAGAAAACCCATTTAAAAATATTGAAAATCCATTTAAGAATCTTGGTAAAAATTTAGAATTTATAAAAGAAGGATTAATTGAATTTTCTGGTATTGAAAGAGAAATTACAAATGAAGTAAATAAACAACTTGATGCAAAAAATAATATTGTTGTTACAAATGGAGCAATAAAAACAAGTGTTGATGCTATTACACCAGCAGAAAAAAAAGCAAGAGAAGAGGCGGAGAAATTAAAAGAAACTTTTAAGGGTATTGGTGAGTCTGTAAGAAGTGATCTAGTTACTGGTCTAAGAGAAGCAATAAATGGAAGTAAAACTTTTGGACAGGCCATTTCTGGTGTATTAAATAATTTAAAAAATAAATTACTTGATATTGCACTTAACAAGGCGATTAGCGGTATTGGTAAAGCTCTCGGAGGTGGTGGCGGTGGTGGACTCTTTGGTAGTTTCTTAGGTGGATTATTTGGAAAGGAAAGAGGCGGTAGAGTATCGGCTGGCGGTGCTTTTGTTGTTGGAGAGAGAGGCCCAGAAATTTTGCAAATGGGATCAAAAGGTGGCAATATAATTCCAAATAGCCAAATCGGTGGAGGGGGTGATTCTGTTGTGAATAATATCTCTATTAGTGTTGACGCATCTGGATCATCCGTAAGTGGTTCCTCTGCTGATGGTAATCAATTAGGCCAACAGCTTGCTGGTGCAATCCAAGCTGAACTTATCAAACAGAAACGTGCTGGAGGTTTATTAGCATAATGGCTACCTTTCCAAGTATCACTCCGCAATATTCAACACAAGAAACTGTTGTACAGGACAGCTTACGAATAAAATTAGGTGATGGTTATGAACAGCGTTTTGTATCTGGACTACCAGCAAACAAAAGATTGATTTCTTTAAATTTAACCTTCAATGTTTCTACAACAGACGCTGCTACAATAGACACCTTTTTAGATGCAAGATTTGATGACCAAGCAAACTTTGACTTCACACCGCCACATCATTCTTCAGCTTTAAAATTTATTTGCACTGCTAGAAGTAGAACAGCAATATTAAATAATAGAGTTACTATGAACTTAACTTTTGAACAAGTCGCAGAACCATAATGGCAATACCAGTATCTGAACTTCAAAAACTAAACCCTAGTGCAAGGATTGAACTATTTGTTCTGGAGCTTGTAGAGGGTTTGCATTATGCAACTGGTAATCCTTCAAATGTTCCTACAGTTTACAGATTTCATGCTGGTTCAAATATGAACACGAATGCAGAAATTATTTGGCAAGGTAATACATATCAGCGTTTACCAGTTGAGTTTCAAGGTGCTGAGTTCTCAGGAAAAGGGCAAGTTCCAAGGCCAACTATAAGTGTTGCAAATTTAGGTGGAATTGAAAGAAGTGGATCAGTTCTAACTGTTACAGATTTGTTGACTATTGTAAATTTAACAACTCCTCATAATGATTTAGCTGATGCCAAATTTACTCGCATAACAACTCTTGCAAGTGAACTTGATGCGGCTAACTTTCCTAGTAGTAGCAATCCATTTGGTACGCCATCATCAAATGAGCTACCTCAAGAAATATTTTTTATTGATAGAAAAGTTAGTGAATCAAGGGATCTTGTACAGTTTGAACTTGTAGGAGCTTTGGATCAAGCAAATGTAAAATTGCCAAGAAGGCAAGTCACAAGAAATGAGTTTGCTGGTGTTGGTTCATTTATAAATAGATAATGGATTATTGTTGGCAACAAGATGCTATAAATCACGCAAAACAATGCGACCCTGAGGAATCATGCGGAATCATTGGAATAATTAACAATAAAGAAAAATATTTTCCATGTAGAAATATATCAAATAAAATAAAAACTGAATCTTTTGTTATTGATCCTTTGGATTATGCCGATGTAGAAGATGAAGTAGATGAAATTGTTGGGATTGTTCACAGTCACCCGCAAGATATTCTTGAATTTTCAGAAGGTGATAAGTACAGTTGCAAAGCTATTAATTTAACTTTTTACCTCGTTTCTCCAAAATCAGATAAAATAAAAGTAATGAATCCAAGTGAACTAGATGCTTAAAAAAATTAAAGTTTATGGAACATTAAGAAAATTTCTTGGTCAAGCTGAGTTTGAAGTTGATTTAAATACTCCTAGAGAAGCATTAAGTTTTTTGAAATGCAATTTTGAAGGGATTGAAAAGCATATGTCGGAACAGATCTATACGATACAATGCGGAGCAAAAGTTATAACAGAGGATTTACTTAACTTCTGTTCTCAAGATGATATAAGAATAATACCTGTGGTTCATGGAAATTTCTTTGGAATTATTTTAGGTGCAATAGGTTTGTTTGGAGGTGGTACTATTGGCGGTTTATTTGGAGGTGGACTGTTATCAACTTTAATCACATCAACATTAACCTCTATTGGAACAAGTATGCTAATTGATGGTGTGACTCAGCTACTTTCTCCGCAACAAAATAACCTTTCACCAACAGGACAAGATAGTTTAGACCCAGCAGCTTTAGCCTCTAATTACTCTTTTACAGGGCTGACAAATATTTCAAGGGCTGGAGTACCAGTGAATTTAGTATATGGAGAAATTTTAGTTGGTTCTATTGTGGTTTCAAATGGTGTTGATACAGTTCAAGTAGAAGGGAATAACTGATGCCAATACAAGAGTTTGACCAAAACACAGTATTTAATAACCCTGACCTTCCAAGTGGTGCTTTATCTTCAAAACAATTTAATACAATAGTAGAGCTACTTGGAGAGGGAGAAATAGAAGGATCGGCAACAGCATCTAAAGCTGGTATAACAGATAAGACCTCAACTGCATACTTCAATGCTTTTAAAAAAGACATCTTCCTAAATCGCACACAAATTTTACAAGAGGCTGCAAGCAACACAGCGCCACAAGACAGTGATTTTAATTATAAACAAGTCGGCTTTGATTTTAGATTAGGCACTGCAAATCAGACATTTATTGAAGGTATTTCAAATATAGAAACTGAAACTACTATTGGAACAACTGTAACAGTAGGAAATCCTGTCACTCACACAGTTTCTTCATCTAATATTAATGCTGTCAGAGTAACTTTAAGATTTCCTTTGATGCAAAAGTTTGAGGATAACGGAGACATTAACGGAGTATCAGTAAATCTATTAATAAAAACTATTGAAAATGATGGAACTACAACTACGGTTATAGATGACACTGTTGAAGGTAGATCAACAAACGCATATTTTAGAGATTATTTAGTAAAATTTAGTTCAACAACTTCTTTCCCTGTCGCTGTAAGAGTTGAAAGAGTTACAGTAGACAGTGCAGAACCTACCTTAGTGGACGCTTTTCAATTTAATCAAGCCACTAATATTATTTTTGAACAAAATGCCTATCCAAATACTGCTCACACTGCATTAAGGTTTAACGCTGAACAGTTCCCAAGAATACCCAATAGAGTATATAGAATAAGAGGTCGAAAAATTAAAATACCACATAATGCAACTGTTGACTTGCAGACAGGAGCAATTTCATATGCTGGCACGTTTAACGGAACATTTAAAACAGATAAGGAGTGGACAACTGACCCAGCTTGGATACTTTATGATTTACTTACAGAAACTAGGGCTGGCTGTGGTATTCCAGAATCAAATCTTGATAAATTTACTTTTAAAACGGTCAGTGAATATTGCGGAGCTTTAGTAGATGCTGGTAATGGTGATGGATCAACGGAGCCACGCTTTAGTTGCAACATAAATATAACTCAACAGCAAGAAGCATATTCATTAATCAATTCACTTTGTTCTGTAATGCGGGTGATGCCATTTTATTCTGCTGGTGGTATTGCTATATCACAAGATGCTCCTAAAGATCCAAGTTATATTTTTACAAATGCAAACGTCACTGAAGGAGGTTTTCTTTACGCTGGTTCAAGTTTAAAAACTAGACACACAGTAATTAATGTTAGTTATTTTGACATGGTTACTCAAGACGTTGACGTTGAAGTTGTTGAGGCTGATGCTGCGACACAAGCAAAATATGGTGTAGTTGTAAAAAATATAAGAGCTTTTGCTACAACTAGCCGTAATCAGGCAAGAAGATTAGGTCGTTGGTTTTTGTATAATGAGCAAAATTCTGGTGAGACTTGTTCTTTTATAACAACTGCGGCTGCTGGTGCATTAGTGCGGTGCGGTGATGTAATAGAAATATCTGACAGACTTAAAGCTGGAGTAAGGCGTGGAGGGCTTTTAAAAAGCGTTACTAATACAACAACAGTAGTTCTTGATGATTCAGCTAATACAGATATTCCTAGTCTTGGTGCAAATCCAACTATTTCTGTGATTTTGCCAGACGGAAGCTTAGAACAAAAAACAATCAGCAATATTTCTGGAACAACAATAACTGTATCTTCTGGCTTTACTACACAACCAAATCAACACGCACCATTTATTTTAGAAACTTCAACTTTAGAAACAACTACATGGAGAGTTATTACTGTCAAAGAAAATGAAGATAAAACCTTTGCAATTACAGCTCTATCTCATAATTCTGGTAAATATGCCTTTGTTGAAGATGGCACAGCTTTACCAACGAGAAATATAACAACGCTTACTGAAGTGAAAGACCCACCAGAGGGATTAGTTCCGTCTGAAAAAATTGTAATTATTAATGGTACGGCTGTTCCTAAAATTATTCTTGACTGGATACCGCAAACAGGTGTATCAAAATACCAAGTTCAATACAGCGCAAATAATGGTGATTTTAAAACTATAGAAAGTCCATCAAGTAATGTTGAAATATTTAATACTGATGTTGGTACTTATAAATTTAGAGTATTTAGTTTTAATGCTCTCGGTCAACCTTCAAGAACACCAGCAGAAACAACATTTGAAGCCGTAGGTAAAACAGCCCCACCAGCTAACATAACAGGTCTTACTTATGAACCTTTGACAGATAAACTTGCGAGACTTAGATGGAACCCACCAACAGAGGCAGATGTGATCGCAGGTGGAAAAATATTTATACGTCATACCCCAGATATTACAGGAAACGGCACTTTTTCAAATGCAACTGATCTTGTGACTGCGGTTGCTGGCAATACAAGTTCTGCTGAAATACCAATTTTGGCTGGTGAGGTAATACTTAGATCACAAGATGATGGTGGTCGTTTTAGCACTGGTGAAACATCTGTAATTATTGACCCACCTGACCCTTTACCAGCTTTAGTTACACAGACAAGAAGAGAAGATAATGACAATCCAAAATTTCAAGGAACAAAAACAACAACAGCTTTTGATAGTGCATCTAATTCTTTAACTTTATCTGGAACAGGTTTAGTAGATTCTGTAAGTGATTTTGACGCAGAATTGAGTATTGATTTTATTGGTGGTGTTGCATCATCTGGTACTTATGAATTTGGTGGTTCTGCTGGAGGTACTTTTTTAGATTTAGGCGGTGTTTTTGCTTTAGACCTAAAAAAACATATGAAATCACAAGCTATATTTCCAAATGATTTACTTGATAGTAGAGGTTTGATTGATAGCTTACAAGATTTTGATGGTACAGATAGTGTAGATGTAAACGCTATATTACAAGTAAATGTTACACAAGATGACCCTAGTTCTGGCTCTGCCACTTATGCTGGTTTTCAAACTTTTGCAAATGGAACTTATAGAGGTCGTGGATTTAAGTTTAGAACTACTTTGACATCTAACGACCCAGCCCAAACAATACAAGTCACAGAATTAGGTTACACTGCAAGCTTGCAAAGAAGAACAGAATCAGGCACACAGACTTCAAATGGTTTAACAACAGTGCCTTTTGATAATGACTTTTTTGTTGGTACAAGTTCTCTTTTAGGTGCAAACAGTCAGTTACCATCAATAGGAATAACGGCTAGTGATTTACAGGCAGGGGATTTCTTTACACTTTCTGACATCACCGCTTCATCATTTAAAGTACAATTCAAAAACAGTTCAGGTGCTTCAGTTAATAGAAATTTTAATTTTACTGCTGTTGGGTTTGGTAAAGGTGGATAAAACAGCTATTATAGAAAAAATTGCTTTAAATTAAATGGCAAGAGTCGATAATACTGGTGGGTCAGGTTTTACAACTGACAACGGAACTGGACTTGTTGTTAGAACAAAGTTAAATCAAATAGTTGCTGCATTAAGTACTAATAATCAAGGTTCTGGTGATCCGACAATCGGTGTTGCAGCTTATGTTCAACATATTGATGGTAATACTTTAAAAATTAGAAACGCTGCTAATAATGCCTTTGTTACTTTGGGTGATGTAAGTCTTACAAACTTTGGTCATGCTTCTTTATCTTCGGAAAATACATTTACGGCAAGAGCAACTTTCAATGTTACTTCTTCAATAACTTTACCTTCTGGAACAACGGCTCAGAGAGACGGCAGCCCAGCAGTGGGTATGATACGTCATAATAGTCAAACGAACCAGTTTGAGGGTTATAACAACGGTGCTTGGGGTTCATTAAGTGGTGCTAGTGGAATATCAAACGTAGTTGATGACACATCACCTCAGTTAGGTGGTAACTTAGATGTTCAAGCTAATGAATTAAACACCTCTACAACAAACGGAAATATAAAAGTAACACCAAACGGCACAGGATTATTTGAGATAAAAGGAAATACAAATGATGGAACTTTACAGCTTAATTGCAACCAAAATAGTCATGGTGTAAAAATTAAATCTCCAGCCCATAGTGCTGGTCAATCTTATACTTTGATTTTGCCTGATAACCAAATTGCTGCTGATAAAGTTTTAAAAGTAAAAAGTATTACTGGCTCTGGTGCAACAGCAGTTGGTCAACTTGAATATGCAGATGCAGGCGGTGGTGGTGGAACTGGTGGAGGCGGTGAGCAAATTTTCTTTGAATCTGAAAATGAAATGAA